AAGTTCTTTAGTAGTAAATACTCCTACTATCTTGTTGCTTACATGCTCAATATCATTGAACGCATCAGCAGTTAGAATGAATATATTCATCAATACAAATCATTAAGATTTGGTTTAGAGACAGAAGATATCTCTTCTTGATACTGATTGAGTAACCATAGTTTGTCAATCATATCCATTGAGCATATCTCTTTCTCTTTTGACGCATCAAATGATGCACCATAGTAATCTTTGGCATAACTGATAAGCTGTCTATCAATTTCCGGGAGTTGAAGATTAGAATCTCCTTTAGTAATCAGATTAGAATTCATAAGTATATAGTTTAAATGATGTTACTTGTTATCTAATAGTATAAGACTATCTAACTGTGAGTATGTACCTGAGTATACCTTCTTAGATTGAACACCTTCAACCCAAATAGAATCTTCTGATACTTCCAAATAGTATTCAATGTCTATGTTACCACCTACTGATTTGTAATCCGGAGTCTCATACTGTCCATAAGGAACATGTACTACATGTATAAGTATATACTGTAATACAAGGAATGATACTGCTCCAATAATAATACCTATAACTAGGTTGTCTAGTAATCTTGTTTTCATGTTGTTCATAATCATGTGTTTAATTAATTGTTAGCTATATTTATTTAATAAGTATATGAGATATACTGTAGATTCTATAATTTGAGTAAGTAGTAAGGATAGGTTGAGAGTTTTTCACTCACAAACTAACTGTGTCACATTTAAACACAGTCAACATTCTAAATCCTAGTAACTACAAGGGATTGAGTATGATCTAGTATATATACTGTAGTATATACTATAATAATACTATTTACTAGTAATGAGTATTGAGTATTGAGTACTTATACTATATACTGTATATACTATACTAATTACTAAAGAAAACAAAATAATGCAATAGCATTATTTCCTGATATAAGTAGAGGGTTAGCAAAAAGAGGGAATACTAATTACTAAAAAATGAAGAGTAGGACCGAAGTCCTACTCACTCATTCCATGATGTTACATGTCATCATTCAATTCTGCATCATCACCTGCACTTGCTGGAACTTCCATAAATGCATTTGCAGTACTGCTTGATACTTTACCTGCACCAAATACTTTCTCTGCAACTTTGTTTGCAAATGCAGTTGCAAGAACTGGACTAGATTGTTCAAGCATTTCCAATCTGGACATATCCTTTCTTGTTTCAGATTGATTTAATGTGTAGTTACCATTTTGTTTAAGATACAATGGTAACTCATCACGTAATGCATCCATATACAATGTATGCAACTGTGGTTCACCTGTTGCAGATTTTCTTGGATACTGCTTAAACTGTGGAGAATTCACATACTGTTTAAGTTCTTCCTTTGAACCTTTGATGGTATAAACGTGAAACGTTTTACCTTTGTGATCACCTTCCGTACGGATGTAATTACCTGAATAAACTGCTGTTAATGACATTTTGTTTAAGTTTTAATTAATGAATAAATTATCAAGATAAGTTAAGGGTTAGCCAAAAGAGGGAAAAATGAAAAAAAACCTGATAAGGTTTTTTATTCTCAGGATGCAGAGTCATGTATTATTGCAATTATTATATTACTTCCGGCTGTAATATTATAATCCTTTGTGATAATATTTATACATGCTGTTATTGGCACTGCACTGCCTCAATATGTTCATGATGTCATAAATTTTATTTTGTTCAAGTTATGGGTTAGCAAGAAGAGGGAAAAAGAAATGCAAAAAAGATTGTGACCTATTGGGTCACAACCTTTTGAGCTGCACTGATGAAGATGGACTCATATCCATCTTTATTAGTGTAAATCCGGTAAAGGATATTATACAATCCTTTAGATTGGATGATCTCCTTGACAACGGATTTAGGGACACGTGGTAACCATGTGTCACTATTGACTTTCTTTATAACATATAGAAAGTCATGAGACTTGCAAGGATTGATGCTCACGAGAGCAGACTGAGTTGGAAGTTGATTTTTCATAACAAATATTTTATTTGGTATGCAGTTGAGGGTTAGCCCATGCAATGACAGACAAAAGATTTTTTCTGGTTGAAGAAAAAAGATTTTTTCTGGCAGACACCAGACTTTCCAACCAGAACAGATGGGGGTACCCACCCAGCTGTGACGGGCCGGGGGGTCTGTTGCAGGGGGGTCACCACATTCCCTTACATATTAGAAAACCCCTCCCTTCATTTCTGAGGGAGTGTACCCAGACTAGACAGATTGCCCGGGGTAGTTTTATCAGGGTATATCCTTATACCAGGTCCCCCGTCATCAGGGTATAACCTTACATAATGTGTTTTATAATGCACAATATATTAGTCATTTGTTACTTATATGGTACATTATGTATAATATATTGTCTATATTTGTAATGACCCAAACGAGGGCATAAGTTTATTTAGCATAGTAACCCTGGTCTAAGCAGCCAGGGTTTTTTTGTTTAGATATTATTATATCTTTGTTTAGTGAAAATAGTGTTTGATCATATTAAAGGTTTTGGCAAGGTTAGCAACCTAGAGGTTATAATTAATTGTGCATTTGGCATCTTAGAAGATGAAACTCCTACTCAAGCTTTGAAGGAAGGTTGGATTCCATGGGAGGGTAAGTGGTATAATGAAAGGAGTACCCGGTTAGATTTAGCAGTGTACAAACCAAGTAAGACTACAAGAAGACTTTGTAAAAAAGTTACTATACAAGCTGGTAACATAGAGGCTAATTTAGAAGAGTATGCTAAGTTACACAAAGCGTATTGTGAATACCATGATTTTAATAGAGACATAAGTCTAGAGTCATTCAAGGATTGTCAGGTTATAGAGTACTGGACAGATAAGCTTGTAGGTATTAGTTTGTATAGGGTATTTGAGAATCAGTTTGTAGCTTATCAGTTTATATGGGATTATCAAGACCCAAAACTTTCTCTTGGTACAGTAGCTCAGTATTATGAATGTGAGGCAGCTAAGTTATTGAACTGTGAGTATGTCTACTTACTAGGTGGGTATGAGTTGTGTTGCTTATATAAATCTAAGTATCCGGGGTTTGAGTTCTGGACTGGTACAGAATGGTCAAAAGATATTGAACTTTACACAGAGCTAGTAACAAGAGATGAGAAGATAATCATTACCTTATGATATATGAGCCGCATAATAGAATAGAGGTTGATACACCCAAAGGTCCAGGAATCATTTGGCTTGTTACAGAGTATGGGCATGAGACCGATACTATCTATACAGTAATTATAGATGAGACGGGAGAGTTCTGGCAGTATACACACAAAGATATTAGAGCAAAAAATAATTTGACGTATGGTAGGGTAATTAAATAATTTGTATATTAATACTATCTAAATATATAACCATGGCAAAGATAAAAGAAGGTACTACCAAGTTGGCTAAAGTGAAAGTGTCCCGACCTGGTATTCATGCTAAGTCCAAGACTAGCAAGTTGAAGAAAAGTAAGAACTACAAAAAAAGTTATAGAGCACAGGGTAGGTAATAAAATATTTTATATATTTGCTTACACATTGTTCATAATGTTTGTGTTTAAAAGTTAAAAACTAAGAAAGTCCAGAGTTGAAAGCCTGGACTTTTTTATTTAGAAAAATTTTTTATATTTGTGATGAACATTTAAAATCAACATTATGGACAACACAGTAACCCCAATCCCAGACGGGATTATCTCAGTGAATGAGACCAAGATGCCTACTTTTGGAGAACAGCTTATTGGTATTGAGTTTAGCTCAACCAAAGAAGAAGATGAAACTCCAGTGGAAAAAGTAAAAAGAATGATGGCAGAGATCACCAATATCTTGAAGGATAACTACAACCAAGAAATGAGATCTCCATCTAAAAGCTTTTTGTTTGATCATGCAGTAGGAGAAATAGTAAGTGCACAGATGGCTGTGGTAAAAGTTCTTACTCATAAGTGATGGTTCAACAATTCAGAAAAAAACCAGTTGTAATTGAAGCTATCCAATGGGATGGAAAGAATCAATTTGAAATTCTGAATTTTTGTAAGACCTGTTACTTCACTAGTCATGGTGTAGTAAAAGATCTGTACATTGATACCCTTGAAGGAGATCTGCTTGCTAATGTGGGTGACTACATTATCAAAGGGGTAGCCGGGGAGTTCTATGCGTGCAAACCAGATATCTTTGCACTTACATACGAGAATGTATGACAACCCAACAGTTAGACATATGGCAGAAGTTGACAGCTGAGTCAGAGACTAACTTGGAAGCAAGAATAAAATTTGATAACATAATAAAAAACAAAATGAGTAAAGGATTTAAAAGTTTAAGAGGGAGAGCAATCTTGTTAGATGTTCCTAAAAGAAAAGAGTCATCAATCCAGTTGAGTGCAAAGGATGAAGAAGTAATCATGCAAGAAGCTGTGAAGATGTGGAACAAACTTACCGTGTATGCAGTAGGTGATAAAGTAGAAGAGGTGTCTGTTGGAGACCAAGTCTATGTACGCACAAGTGCACTTAACATGGAAGTTGTTGAACGTATTGACATTAACGGAGAAGTTAAGTTGGTACTTAATGAAGGTGATGTTGTTATAATCTGGTAAGTCATGGTTAATACGTCAGATGAAGAGTGGGCAAAACGTGGATATACCGTAACCACTAATGGTCCTTTCCAACATTATAGCAAGAACCCTGAAATAAGTGGAAAGCTTTGTGATAATTATAAGAATAGAATTGTAGATCTATCTGAAGGACCAAGGCCAGAATACTATGGTGGTAAAGATAACAAGTATGAAGTATTTAAAGTACTGGAAGCTTGGGGATTAGATAAAGATTTCTATCTTGGTAATGTAGTTAAGTATGTTGCAAGAGCTGGAAAGAAAAATAAATCTACTGAAAAAGAGGATTTACAAAAAGCTTTAGTATATTTACAAAGACGAATTGATTCATTATGATCTGGTTGAAAATATTATTATCGGCATTTGCAATAGGATGTATTGTAATGTTTTGGATTGTTATAAATGCCATGACAAGACCTATCTATAACAAACTATACAATATGTATGTTGAAGATGAGAAAGGTCGTGCAATAGCAAACTATACCATTGCTGCCCTTATAATAGTTTCATTCCTATTTGGATACATGATAGGATAGCTTCTTCTTTAGTCATTCCTCTACCCTGTCAATAAAGTCCCCGGTTTATTCCGGGGATTTTTTTATGTCCTAAATTTTTAGTATATTTAGTATATGGAAGAATTTAGTAAACAGGGTACATTAGCTACAGCCGGAACTGGTACTGTGATAGCAACAGGAACCCCAGTATTAGGTGTATTCTTAAGTAAAGTAACCACTATGCGGTTTCATAATCTTTTAGCTTATACTATTGATGTATATAAATATGAAGCTCTTACTTCTACAACAACATTAATATATGAATTAAATTTGTCAGCAGGAGATACTGTTACTGATACTTTAACATATGCTCTTAATGAAGGTGATGAAATAAGAGTGTTATCTAATATCAGCAATACAACCTATTATGCAAACGGAATATTATACTGATGCAAGTAGTTGATTCAAATGGAAATATATTTGGTTCTGGAATAGATGTTACTAGTTCAGATGGTAAACCAAAAGGTGGTGGATCTGGTGCACAAGGACCAGCAGGACCACAGGGTGTGCAAGGTATTACAGGCATACAAGGTTCAGTAGGTATTCAGGGTTTTACCGGTACCCAAGGAACAACAGGAACAGGTATTCAAGGTACCACAGGTTCAATAGGTCCACAAGGAGTAACCGGTACAGGTACACAGGGCACTACAGGAATACAAGGAATTACCGGATCACAGGGTATTCAAGGACTTAATGGTTTATTTGCAGCACAAGGAATACAGGGAACTCAAGGTATAGCCGGTAGCGGTGGAGGTGGTGGTCTAGCAGGAGTAAATAATATGCTTGGAAATTTTCAAGGAACTGGTAGTGCTTTTGGTATTACTGGAGCAATAAATGCAAGTAATAATAGTACATATAGTTCTACAGCAAATAGGTTAGATGTATATCCATTTATTCCAAATAAAACACTTACTAATTCTTCATTAAGTATAAATGTAAGTACATTAGGTGCCGGGGTATTGTCAAGACTTGTTATTTATGCAGATACAAATGGATTTCCTAGTACAAAGTTATATGAGAGTACGGATATTGATTGCTCTACTACAGGAATAAAAACAATAGTAGCAGGTTTTACATTTACAGCAGGGACAACGTATTGGCTAGGTTTTTATGCAAATGGTGTTACAGTAGTAACTGCTATCCCTACTGCAGGTCTGATACCTATATTTACTGCTTTTGCAAGTGGTGCACCCTCTACAGCATGGTCAAGAATTAGTACAACTTTAGGAACTGCACCTGATCCTTTTCAATATAATACTTATAGAAACAATCCAATGCCTTCTATATGGATTAAACCTGCATAATATGGTACAGTTAAGACAAGAAATATATGATGAAAATGGATTGGTAGAAGTTATATACCATGAAGTAGAAGAGCCTTCTCAGGAAGAACTTATTGCTCAAAAAGAAGCAGAGTTACTTGCTGTGTATCAAGAACTCCAAAGATTAAAAGATAATCAATAACTTGCAAGTTATAGATATTTTTTGTATATTATAATGTATACATTTAATATTTATAACCATGGACATTTTAAATTTTATTTCTTGGATTAAGGGTGGTAATTATAGAACTACTCTTCCAACAGACGTTGACAACTTAATTGCAGTAGGTGCAAAAGATCCTTCTCGTGATGATGAATATCTTCCACTTGCTGTTAATGCCGCACCTTTGCAGTCATTATATAATACAGGTAATGTTACTCAAACCGGGACTATTGTTTCTACAGTAACAGTAAATGCATTAAATGGTGTGATTACTACAGTATCATCAACTCTTGGGGCAGCTAGTAAAACTTCTTTTACAGTAAATAACTCTAAAGTACTTGCAACATCTAAAGTAATTGTATCATTAGAGTATGATGAAGCAGCACTTGGTTTTCCAATTGTTACCATAGCAGATGTAGTAGCTGGATCATTTAAAGTAGTTATTGCTAAT